TCAGGCGTGGTACGTCGGAGAGAGCCACAGCGAAGACGAGTCCACGTTCCTCGCGCTGGCGCGGCCAGTGCCGTTGACGTAGGCCTGCATCTTGATGACGTCACCATCGAAGTAGTCCTTCGGACCATCGTTCAAGGCCACCGTCCAACCAGCGGTCGAACCGGTCCAGGTGTTCGATGCTACGACGGCTCCGTTCACCAACAGACGAACCTGCCGGTTGAAGTTCAACCACTGCAGGGCATCGACGCCCCACTGGTAGTTCGCCGTGATGGATGCGTAGCCGTTCCCCACGATGGTGTGGGTGAGAAGGTCCGTCCACGAGTTCTGCGGCACCGTGAAGGTGCCCTTGGACTGTGAGTTGCCCTGCAAGGCCTGCCAGATCATCTCGGTCCCAGATCCGGTGCCCATCATCACCTTCTGAGCGATCTGAGTGTACGACCCACGACCGACTATGACGCGAGGGATCTTGGTAGACCCAGCGGCCAGTCGCCTAGCCATATATCACCCCTATCCATCCGTTGGCTGTCTTCGTTGCAGTCGGGAGAGCGTCGTACTGGGCCTGGGTACCCGACCACGCCAGACCCTGGGGTCCCTGTGGACCAGGATCGCCCTGAGGCCCCTGAGGGCCGGTATCACCCTTGGGCCCAGCATCACCGGTATCACCCTTCGGTCCTTGTGGACCCGGATCACCCTGCGAACCTTGGGGGCCCGTATCTCCCTTGGGGCCAGTGGCTCCGGGAGCACCCTGATCACCTATAGCCCCCTTGTCTCCCTTCGGACCCTGCGGGCCGACATCACCCTTCGGACCTGTAGCACCAGTGCTGCCTGTGGCTCCCTTGTCACCGGTAGGTCCTGGGTCGCCCTTCGGACCCTGAGGTCCGATAGACCCTTGTGGTCCGACAGAGCCGGTGTCACCCTTAGGTCCCGCAGGACCTGTGTCACCCTTCAAGCCCTGAGGGCCTGTAGCGCCTGTATCGCCCTTGGCTCCGGTATCTCCCTTAGCTCCAGTAGGCCCAGCGTCACCCTTCAGACCCTGAGCGCCCTGGGGACCGGTGTCACCCTTGTCGCCTTTGAGGCCCTGGATTCCCTGGGGACCCGTGTCTCCGGTGTCTCCCTTGACACCTTGTGGGCCTTGGGGTCCGATGCTTCCGGTGTCGCCCTTGGGACCTTGAGAACCGGTAGCGCCAGTGTCGCCCTTCGCGCCTTGGTCGCCCTTGGCTCCTTGGACACCCTGAGGCCCTTGTGGGCCGACGACAGCGACGCCAGAGCCGTTGGCCGGCCATGCCGTGCCGTCCCAGACGTAGAGCAGGTTGTCCGCTGCGACAACGTAACTCGCCCCTCTACCCTCCGAGGGAGGGCTGGGCAGGTTGGCGTACGTCGCCACCTGGCGGTCGACGTGGATGCCTTCACCCCGAGGACCGGCCTCACCGGCAGGACCGGGAGGTCCCTCTGCACCGATGGCACCACGAGGTGCCGAGAGCAGCGTGCCCTTGAACGAGGTCACCGATCCGAGAGTGTCGCCCGTGATCTTCGGGGGCGTCTCCAGCGTGCCCTTGTTCCAGTAGTAGCCAGGAGCGAGGACTTCACCCTCGACGCAGTAGCGGATGAACGCAGAACCATCGGACCAGGCTGTGCTGCCCATCGCGCCTTGAGCGCCTGCATCGACCAGACTCCAGGCACCCGAACCTGTCAGGTCGGAGAAGAGCAGCACCTTGCCTTCGTCATCGTCTGCGTTGGAGGCGTTGGTCAACTGGTAGCGGATGGTGATGACGTACCAACCGGACTGCCGGATCTGCACCTGGCCTGTCGGCAGGTTCCTGATGTTGATGTTCGCTGCCCGCATCACGTTGTCGAACGTGCTGGGCAGGGTGTTGTATCCACCGTTGAGGTCGGCGGTTGCACCCGTGGTCGAGCGGAAGATGCTCCAACCGGTACCCAAGGTGTCCGGGACCGACGCATCGACAGCGTCGAACGAGCGGATGCTGCCAGCCCTGGCGACGAAGATGCCCGCTGGCTGACGGGCGAACATCAGTCCTGAGTGCTGATAGTCAGAGCCGGTAGGCACCATGTTGGCGAGGTCGGTGTAGTTGTACACCGGGTAGTTGTCGACGTAGACGGTGTACTGGTTGCCTCGCACCGAGAGCTTGATCGTCGATCCGTTGCGGACTGTGGTGTCGACGTAACCCCAGTCGTAGAACGAGAACACTCCTGTGGAGCGGTTCAGTGTTCCTCTGCCGAGGTAGACCCTGTTGTTGAAGAAGTTGGCGTAGGCGAACGAAGTCCCGGAGACGTTCGACCGCAGGAAGATCGAGGTTGCAGCCGCCGAAGCGGGCTGCGTACCGAACACAGCACTGACCGTCTGATCATCGGAGCCCAGAGGCGTCCGGTGGACCATCTGACGGACACCGTTGGTGGTGGCCGAGGACAAGATGCCTGCGTTGCCGTCCTCTACACCGAGGTCGGGACCGTAGATGTTCCAGACGTTGGTGTCGATCGTGGAGCCCGAGAACGTCTCGTGGAGCCTAGTGCCCTGGGAGGTGTCTCCCGTCTGCTCAGATTGCAGCTCAGCGACCGCACTGGCCGCTGCCGCCGCTGTGTACTGGGCACTGACTGCCTTGTTCTCCGTGGTCCTGAATCGGTCGGCCAGCTCGTCGAGGTTGAAGATGCCAGCAGTGGCACCGTCGATGGTGTCGAGGAACTCCGCGATGAACGCATTGATCGCCGTCGGAATGTCATCGAGACCGCCGAGGATGCCCTGCCGGAAGTTGTTGACAGCCTCTCGATACTTGGCCTCCGCTTCGGCCTGATCATGGCGTCAGCGGACTGTTGAGTCAGATCCTGTCCGAAGTTCGACCCGATCGTGAACGAGCCCTCTCCCACTGTGGGTGGCTGATTCGGTGTTGTCACGGGTCTCCTTTCAGATCCCTAGTGCCTGAGGCGGCTGTGGGGGACGCCGCTGGGGAAGGTGGGTGTTGATCCAGGCGTGCAGTTCGTAGATGTGGTCGATAGCGACCTGCAGCCGGGACTTGGTCGAGTTGTTCTCTGCCTCCAGGACCATCACTCGCTCCCTGAGGGAGTCGACCTGGGTCTGAAGGGGGGCGACGAGGCTGACCGCTGTCTGTGCGATCACCTGTGCCGCATCGGCATCGAGCTTGGTCTCTTCTGCCTCTGTACGGTTCGCTGTAGCTCGGGTGACCGAACGGTCGAGGACCTTGGTTGCCACGGAGCCGATGGCTCCTGAGCCGGCCACGATCCCGACCATCTCCACCCAGCTCACGCCCGGTGCTTTCCGACGTAGGTCTCGACGTTGGCCTTGATCTGTTCAGCCGTGGAGTCGGTGACGCCGTTCTTCGTCATCTTCACGCCGAGGATGTTGCTGACGAGCACGACGATGGCGATACCGATGACCACCTGGGAGGGAAGCTCGATCCCTGTGCTGATCAGCAGCCAAGACGCATTCAGCAATGCGAAGATCACCGTGGTGATTGTGTTGGCCCACTTGCGATACCACGGCTGGTTCTCCAGCGTGGCCCTGAGCAGATCATCCAGAATGCCAGGGTCGTAGTTTGCGATCTCCTGAGCCGTCTTGTTGGTGTAGCCCAATGTCCTGCTCCCTTACTCGTTGATCTCCTGAGCGAGGTCCGGTGCAGCCGCTGCGTCGGGGATCATCCGGCAGCCTTGTACTGCGCCAGCATCGCCGCGTTCTCCTCGGGCGTCAGAGCCCGAATGTCTGGGATCACAGCCTTTTTCGGCTCCGGTGTATCCATCGGAACCCAGTCCGCTGCGTTGTTGTACTGATGCCTCGGCCCTCGTGGGGCGGGCTGATGCTTGATCTGCTGGGCAGGGAGCTGACTGACGTGGATCATCCCGTTCTCATCAGCCAGCTCCGCTAGACCCGGAGCCCACACGAACCCGCACTCAACCAGGTGCTTGGACCATGCCCGGAGGATCATCGGGTGGGTAACCTGAACCACGCCACCGACGTTCGGTAGGTGGACCAGAGCCCAGACGACGTGCTCCTCGGGGTCGTCCATATCTGCCTGGGATTGAGTGGGGATCATGCGGGCGGTGCCTTTCGTTAGAGGACTCCGAGTTCCTGGAGTCCAGATGCGAGTTCCTGAATCAGCTCGAACGACTTCATGACCGGGTCCTCGGGCTCTCGGTAGCCGATCGAGATCTGCCAGCCGGAAGGCCCGTTCTCGTCCCACGAGTAGCCGATCTTGCCTACTCGCTCGACGTAGACCTGGTACTCGGGCATACCGAGAACCGTTGTGCCTACGCGAGATCCGAGCCAGAAGTCGCCTTGCCCCTGATCTCCGATCCGGTACGGGGCGGCATCGGAGACCTTGATGGTGTGAGCTGTGTGGTCACGGGTGGAGAACAACTTCGACCGCAGCGCGATCATCGCGGCGAGGGTGTACGCCTTGTCCGCTCCGTCAGCCCAGCCCTCACGGAAGTGGAAGTCGCCTACCTCTTGAGCGCGACCGATGTCCTTCCATGCCTGGAATGCGAACGCAACGTCGGTGTACAACGGCTTCGCCACTGCGTCGATAGCAGGCCCGATCTGAGCCTGCGTGAACAACGACCCGATGAACCCACCGATGCCGATCACGGCGGCTGACAGCCCCTCGTTGACGCCAGGGGCCGAGTGGCCTCCTGTAACCACCTGAACGTCGGTTGCCTCGTAGTAGATGAACTCGGAGGACTTGATGCCCGTGAAAGGCCCTTCCTCGAAGATCACATGCGGGGCAGAGGGTCTCGTCCCTCGCCAACCCGGTCGGTAGTACTCGTCCGGGAAGGTCGGGTCACCCGTGATGTAGTCGATGCCCTCGGTCATTCCGTCCGAGGCGATGTTGACGAACGCACGCTCCAACCCCGTCAGGAGGTTGCCGCCGAACGATGTCTCGGTCTTCCAACCGGAGTTGTCGACGATCTCCCACACCAGGCAGCCGTGCCGGATGTTCGCACCAGGCCACGGCAATGGGTCCTCACCCTTGAGGTAGCGACGGCACGTCATCGTGAGCTGAGCGTCAGCGAGGACCTTCTTCGCTACGTCGTAGAACGACTTGAACCGGGAGAAGACCGTGGTGACGTTGGAGTTGTCCTCCAGGAACGGGAACGGCTTGATCACCTGTGTCCAGGTGCTCTGGTTGAAGTTGAACCACTGCCTGAGATCACCGGGATCGTCGGGCAGCATCCAGATCGAGGACTCCAGACGCATCAGGTTCACCAGCAGCGTCAGGCACAGAGCCCACTTCGCAGGTCCGAAGACCATCCACAGCCGTGGGAACTGGAACTCGGCCGGAAGGAACGGGTTGCTCCAGCACCGGATGTGCTTGAGTTCCTCGAAATCGTGCTTGAACTGGATCTCCAGATACGCATCACCTGCGTCTGTACGAACGACCCGGTAGTTGTCCATGCGCCCGGACCACCGAGCGCCCTGCTTGTCGAACGTGACGTGGACGTTCCGCTTCTCTCGACCTTGTGGTCGACTATCCACTGGGCGAGATAGTGGTCGAGGGAGAGCTTGAGAGCGGCTGTGCCCGTCTCGTTCTCGATGAAGTCGAACGACCCACCGCGTTCTCCCCAGACCTCTCCACGGAGCCTGTAGTCACCGTCCCAGAGCCGGGTGAGGACGGGAGCATTGCGCTCCCGCTCCCACTCCGCTTTGCGGTTCTGAACGGTGTTCCAGATCCCTGCCACATCGACTGTGGAGGTGATCAATGCAGGCCCCACGGGCGCGACCAAGGCCTCGGCAGCCGAAGGGCGATAGTCGCCCCTGGAGCTGCCCTGGAGACCGTGATCTCGAACGTCCGGGCTTCCGTGTACGGCTCGATCGGATGACGGAAGCGGACTCCGTTCATCCGGTTCCATACCGGTGCGTCGTTCTCCGCGACCACCTGAGCGGTACGCGGGTCGGTGTCGATGACGACGTTCTCGCCCGCCAACAGCTCGGGCATGACCACTCGACGGTTCGCCAGCGACGGGACCGTGTACGAGTAGTCGGGGACGGTCCACTTGGCCGGCGCGGATGCGATCCACTTCGGGAAGATCCACTGGTCGGTGGGGTTGAGCCCACCGTTGCCATCGGACGGATCGACGGTGATGTACAGGGTCTCTGTACCACCACCTGTCGTGTCCGTCTGAGCGACCGCTGTGTAGACGACATCGTCCTGATACCAGAACGGGTCACCCGCGATGCAGACCATCCCAGCGCGGTTCATTGTCAAGCCGTTGGGATCGTTGTAGAGCGATATGTCGGGCTGCTCCCCCAACGCGAGGTTGAGGGTGCGCTTGCCGGATTCCTCCGTGGTGATCGAGAGCTTGCACGGGCGGTCGAACGCCCATGCCTTACGCCAGGCCGAGTCCCTCGACAACCAGGACGCGCCAGGCCCCTCGTCGTTGAGGATCTCGACCCCGAACACGATGTCTCGCCGGAGAATCCGGTGCGTGAGGTAGCGAGCGCCAGGGAAGTTGCCAGCCTCCTCGTAGACCACCTTCACAGGTGGGTCGTAGAGGCCCTGCATCCCGGTGCCGAGATATACCCCCTTGTCTCCCTCGTTGGGTCCTGCGAGCGTGAAGTGCTCGCCGTTCACCCCCTCCAGTTCAACTATTGTCTGCACGAATCATCTCCTGGTGTACTGCAGAGACTCCTTGTTCTGCTGTGTCTGCTTGGCCTGCATCGCTTCGTCCACGGAGTTCACATGGAAGTGGTATTCGACTGCCTGCCTGAACAACTCGGGCAGTGCGCCGTTACCTTGGATGCCGAGATCCTGAAGGAACTGCTCGCCTGTGGACTTGGCGAAGTTCATCGGAACGTCGCCGATCTTGGCCTCGGCCATCGCCGCATCCCACTTACCGACCACGTCCTCGATGCCGAAGGACTCACCGATCTCGTTCGCCATCTTGCGGACGTTGGCGAGAACGTCTTGGAATCCGTCGTTGAGGCCCGTGTTCAGGCCCTCCATGAGGGCGTTACCTGCCGGGATCAGGACCTTGCGGTCGTAGGGCAGAGGACCCTTGACCGCTGCGATCTTGTCTGCGATGCCACCTGCGAAGTCGAGCACCGACTGGAGCCCGGACTTGATACCGCTGAGCAAGCCGTCCATGAGCGACTTACCGGCAGCGACCAAGGTCGAGCCGAGGTCACCGAGCCAGCTCTGGATGTCAGCAGGCAGGTGCGAGATGACTCCCTTGATCATCTCGACACCGGCATTGAGGATGTCGCCCACCATCTTCCAAGCGGCATCCCAGATGTCCCGCAACGCATTACCGAGTGCTTCCCAGTTGCCTGTGAAGAGCGCGGCGAACGCGCTGACGATGCCGATGATGATGTTGATGGCACCTTCGATGACGGCCTTGATCGCGTTGAACGTGCCTGTAGCGATCTCCAACGCCATCTGGAACGCTGGCACCAAGAACCCGAGGATCTTCTCCGCGAGCCAGGTGACTACCGAGATCACCGCCGAGATAGCCGCGACGACGAACTGCAAGACGGGCATCAGGGCGATGATGGCTGCGATCAGCGCCGGGATCACCGACGATGCGATCTGCTCGATCAGTGGCATCAACGGAGGCAGAAGCTGAATGATCGCCGTGAGGATCTGCTCGACGAGCTGGAGCAACATCGGGATCAGTGGCTGGATAGCCACGAACAACTGCGCGAAGATGGTTGCGAGCTGGGTCATCAGTTCGAGGACGATCGGAGCCGCCTGAGCGATTGCCCCTGCGAAGATCGTCGCCAACTGAGAGAACGCTTCGGTGATGACCGGAAGGAACGGCTGGATCGCCTGGAGGGCGATCAGCAACGCATCACCGAGCAACTGCGCCACCGGAGTCAACGCTGTCGACAGGCTCTGGAGAGCCGAGACGAGCACTGTCCCAAGGATGTCCATCAAGGCGGTGAACGCCGGGGTCAACGCTGTGATGATCGGAGCCAGTCCGGTACCGAGAGCACCGATGACGTTGGCAAGACCACCCGAGAACGCCGTCAGAGCCGGCATTGCCGAGACCAGGAAGTCCGTCAGACCACCGAGCATCGTCTGGAGAGGACCACCGAGCTGTCCCATCGCCGTTGCACCGACCTCCATGAGGCGGGTGAACATGTCCAGGATGCCATCGAGGACCTGCGAAAGACCTTGCATCGCACTGTCGAACACCCCGTTGGAGGTGATCCGGTTGACCATGTCGTTGAACTGCGTGGCGAAGTTGTTCAGCGACCCCGAGAGGTAACCGAACGCCTGCGAGCCCGCTGTGGACAGCGTCAGGAACGCCGAGGTGAACCCGGCCATCATCGGCTGGAGCTGCGAGAAGAACGTCCCTGTGTTGTTCAGGATCGTCTCGATCTGAGACAGGCCCTGCGCCGATGTCACCACATCGACGAAGCCCTGCATCATGTCCGAGAGCCCGTTGGCGACACTGGACATGCCGGTAGTCAGAGCAGGGAACACCGCGCCGAGTTGCTCGAACATCGGAGTGAGCCGGGACTCGAAGACCTCCGACACCGACGCCTTGAGGGCGTCGAGCTGAGGGGAGAGCTGCGAGGCGGCATTCTTGATGCCGTCCATGCCGAGTGCGATAGCTGCTGCGCCAGCACCGGCTGCCGAGAGCAGCGACGGTAGGCCCGCGATGAGACCGGCCACCAGGCCGATCAGGGGAGCCGCCGCCGCGAACACGGCGACGACGATCCACCCGACACGGGTCAAACCCATGAACTGCTTCCCGGCGAACCCGGCAGAGTTGCCCATCCGGCCCAGCGAGCCGATGATCCCGCCGAGCCGGTCCTGGTCCACGTCGACATCAATGTCGATGTCTCGGGCCATAGCCCGAAGACGCGTCATCAATTCCCGCATGTGTGCGACCGCGCCGTCGCTGTTGAGGTCTACATCGACATCAATGGTGGCCCTGAGCTGCTGTTCGATCTGTTCGAGCTTGGCGCGCAGCTCTCGTGCGAACTTCTCGGTATCGGGGACCACCCGAATAGATACGCGGCCAACTTCTCTGCCGCCGGGTCCAGCCATTTAGCCGCCTTCCTTCTTTCGTTTCGCAGCGGCAATCCGGGCCTGCGCGAGGTTCGCAAACGATCCGGGCTTGCTGCGGTTCTGCTGCCTCTTGTCGGGGACAGGGAACGGCTCAGGTGCCTTGGGCTTGTTTTTCGCGTGAGCACTGACGTACGTGTGCTGAAGTCCGCGAAGGGCATTGACGGCAGCTACGTTGATGTAGCGGCCTCATCCCAGCCCCGGAAGTGCTGGCCTCCCCGCCTCTCGGCGACGAACGCCGACTCCATAGGCAGGTACTTGATCAAGGTCATAGCGCGGCGGGCTGACAGGCCCGACCCCGGAACGAACACGTCCCGGAGGTCGACCCCGTAGTAGTGCAAGAGATCGGCAACGAGGATCTCGCCGTACCTGTCGATCAGGCGGGCGAGTTCCGTGCTTCCCCCGGCTGAGTCGCCTCCGTCCACGCTTCGAGGACCTTCATGGTCAGAGCGAGGTCATCACCGATCTCGTTGACGAGCTTGCGTCCCTTGTCCTTTGCGACGAGGACGAGGATCTCGTGGATGACGTCGAGCATCTGTTCGATGGCCTCGGGGGACTGCTCTTCACCGGCCTTGTCCAGGCCGTCGAGCGAACCCAAAAGCTCCAGAACCGCTTCCCGATCCTTCTTGTTCAGGCGCAGGAGGTTGCGAAGGGTGACCTCGGTACCGTCGGACAAACCGACCTTGACGGGTGCGAACTCCTTCTCGATGTCCTCACGGAGCTTGTCGAGGGTCAAAAGATTGGACATGTGTGGCAGACCTTTCGTTCAGTCAGCGGGCCAAAAAGGGGATGACGAGGGGCGCGGCAGGCCCGCCAGGAAACCGCGCCCCCCGAGTCAAGCGACACCGTGCGGTGTCAAGTCAGGGTCAGGTGAACAGGTCCTCACTGATCCACTCGAACAGGTTGTTCGCACCGAGCTTGAGGAACGTCGCTCGGATCGGCAGCGCAGCGAACTCGTCCACAGGGAGCGAGATCGAGTCGTCGCGGCGTACCGACGCCTTCGACGCGTAGAACCCGATGCGGATGTCACCATCGACGATGATCACCAGGAACGCACGCTCGTTGGCCTTCTGCGTACCACCAGCGACACCGAACACACCGGGGGTGTCGGAAGCGTTCTCGCCGTAGTACAGCTCGAAGGAGTTCAGGTCGAACTGGTGCAGGAACAGCGTCAGGTAGTCAGCAGCCTGCTCGGTCACAACCTCGCGCAGAGCTGCGTTCTGCCAGGTGCCTCGCACCTCGGCGTCACCACCGTCGAAGCCGAACTCGGGCATCTCGTCTCGGGACGTGTGACCGATGTTCACCCAACCGTTCGGGGCCTTGGTCACCGTCACGCTCACAGTGCCACCGGTGAGGTCCGTCGAGTCCACGGTCAGCTCATCGAGTGCCTTGCCCTGGAGCTTGCCGATGAGAGCGACATCGACACCAGCAGAGAGGGTCCCGGTCGCATACGCGTTACCGGCACCGACCGTGCCGAGGGATTCGATAGCGGCCTGGATCTGACCGGGAGTGGCGTTGTGAGGGAGGTCGACAGAGGTGTCCACACCATCGGAGATGGTGAACGTGCCACCGGTCAGAGAACCGCTGGACTTGATCTGCTGGATCTGGGACCCGAAGACGATCGGATCGACCGAGTCCAGCTCTGCGGGAGTGGGGGCAGCGGTACCAACCGGGCCGGTGAAGACGTAACCCTTGGCCGCTGTAACGACAGCCTGATCATTGATTGCCATACGACATAGCTCCTAGTGTGTGCGTGGAGGGCGAACACCGAGCTGAACCAGCCCTTGTACCCGCCAGGAATCCTGGAACAACGAGCTGAATTGCGTCATGCCCATCGTTTCTCGGATGGAGTGCAGATAGCCTGCCTCCGTTTGTGTTTGCTGTGCGACAGCGTCGTAGAGAACGCTGAGCGCGTCTTGGTAGAGGTCCTCTGTCTCGATCAATCCCTCGGTGCCGTACGCGGTCATCTCGACCACCGGGACATCGAGTTCCTCGGGGCGAGTCGAGTGGCGAGTGCCACCGACCCGACGGATGTTCACCATCGGGAACTGTCGGTAGTCGATGTCGTCGATCCACGATCTGATCGCAACGCCTGGGAGCTTGTCTCTGAGAATCGGAAGGACCACTTCTTGGACACGCGGAATCTTCCGCTGAACCACGGTTCCTCCTATCCGGTCAAGCCTGCGGCTCCTGTGATGATGTAAAGCCCCGCAACGTACTTCGGGGTATCGGACTCGTACTTGCCCTTGACCATGTGACCGAACTCGATGGACATCGCTGCAGGGTCGTCGAGGTTGACGAACGAGTCGACATCGCCTTGGGTCACCGAGATACTGGCGTTACCGGAGTACCGGTGCATGTTCAGTCGCATCTCGGCTTTGACGCCGATCTCCAGCGCCTGGTCCGCTACAGCGGCCTTGACGCCGTCGATGTGCGACACCACCCGGTTCATGGCCTTCTGGCCGATGAGCCGAACCATCAGTACCTCTTCATCGTGTAGTCGGTACGGGCAGTCCGCGGGCTACCGTTGAAGTAGTTGACATCGCCGAAGATGACCCAGCGCACGCCTTTCCACTCGATCTCGGACTGTGCTCCGAGGATGTGAGGGAACGAGCGGGGGAACCTGATCTTGTAGACCTTCTCCGATTCGTAGCCCTCGTTGTCCTGCTCGGAACGACGGGCCGACGTACCGGACTGGCCTTGGACCTGGATGCGTGCCCTCGCGGGGAACCCCGTCTTCGATGGACGCGTCCTGGTGTTGCCGTCCGCGTCGGTGACGACCTCTTCGGGGAAGACGATGACGTCTTCGTTCGCTTGGTCCAACAGGCTCATCGCGGCCTCTCCAGGGTCGGTGCGATGACGAAGATCCGGTTCCTCCGATACCCGAGTAGCTCCCACTCCTCCGGGAGGATCGAGATCCGACCGGCAGCGTTGGCAAGCTCGGTCGAGATCATGTAGGAGTAGCTGCCGTCCGTCTCCTGGACGTAACCGTCCGGGTTACGCACCAGTCGCACAACAGCATCGGCCTCGACGGTGATGATGTCCTCGGGGTCCACCGTGCCATCGAGGACCTTCTCTGCGAGGGTGGGGATGCGGGAGAGAATCCGACGCTCGACATCTTCGAGTCGGGTCTCGACGAGGGCCTGGGTTTCGGTGTCCAGTTCACGGCCTAGACGGACCTGTACGTCCGATGCCTGTGCGTAGGCCATAACTCCCTCACTCTCCGGTGTTCGTCGCTCCTGCGGGCTTCTGGGCGGTCTTTCGGGTCTTTCGTGCGGCAGGTGCCGGCTTGGTCTTCGCCAGCTCCCACTCACTGGGGCAGGTAGCGATCAACCGTTCTGCGTACTCGTCGGAAACGTCTGCCAGGCCTCCGTTGAGCTTGTGGCGAATGCTCGCCATGTCCCTCCTTTCCAGGACACCCACCGGGGAGGCCCCGAAGGACCTCCCCAGCGGTACGGTGTCAAGTCAGGGTCAGGCGTTGGTGAGCTTGACGAACGCCTGCGGGTCGTTGACCAGAGCGCCGAACTCGGCCTCGACTCGGACAGCGACGAGGTTGTGCTGCCACAGCGACACCAGCTCGCCGTCCAGCTCCAGGGTCGCCTGGTCGCTCACGTCGAAGCTCAGGCCACCGACCTGGCCCCAGACGATCTGGCGGAAGTCACCCGCGTAGCCGACCGTGGTGCCCGACGCGACGTGGTCGCTCAGGTAGGACGGACGACCGAGCACGCGGCCCGAGCGGAAGATCTCGTTGCCTTCGATGACCGGCGAGTCGATGAACAGCGGACGACCGTTCTTGTCGACAGCGCCGTTGAGGATCGGCTCAGCGACATCGTCGAACAGAGTCGCGGTCAGCTTCTTGCCATCGTTGACGAGCAGCGACAGCGCGTTGTTGAGCGCGAGGTACTCGTTCTTCTGAGCACCAGCTTCACCAGCGTCCTGGTCACCCAGGAGGTTGACCGACTTCGTGGTCTGACCCACGTAAGCACCGAACTGGGTGTTGGTGCCGTTGAGCACCGCAGCGTCGAACGCGAGGGCGATGGCCTCTGCGACCTTGGTACGCATGGTGCCGAGGTAGTTGGCGGGGTTGGCACGCACGACCTCAGCCGACGCCGCGAAGATCGTGGCGATCTTGTGCGGGGTGATCGACTGCTTGGTCATGTCACCCTTGGTGACCGGCTTCTTGCCGCCTTCCTCGACCCACGACGCCTTAACGTCACCGGTCCAGTGAGGAACCACGACGCCCGTGGGACCGAGGGGGATCTTGCGAGCTACCTGCTGCACGATCGAGGTCTTCTCGACCTCCGCGAAGTAGTCCTGGGCCTGCTCCGGTTCGAGGTAGCCCTGGAACATGGTGTCGTTGGTAGCTGCGTACTGCGCCATAAGTGAATCTCCTTCTTAGGTGGGGTGTTTGAGTCGATCAGACGCGGACAGCGCGCTTGATCGCGTTCAGGATGGGGTCGCCATTGAGTGGCATGTGATTGCCCGACCCCTGAGTGGGATCGGTCGGGCGGTCGTTCGACACCAGGCTGCCGAACAAGGCCTTGGCATCCTGGGCTGCGGACTTGATCTCGTCCTCGTTGGTGCCCTGGAGCAGGCTGGCAAACTTGTCTGCCGCCTTGCTCGGGATGTCGAGATCGAGGGCTGTTCGGAGCTTGATGAGTTCCAGCTCCCGTGCCGACAACTTGCCGGTGAGTTCGTCGTGCTTCGCCTGCGCTTCAGCGAGCTTGGTCTCGAACTCCTGGGTGACGGCAGCCTTCGCTGCATTGACCGCATCGTTCTTCTCGGTGCGATACTTGGCAGCCTCGTTGTTGGCCTTCGTCAGCTTCTCGCGTGCCCACTCGGGCAGCGAGTCGACGGTCTGGGTATCGGCGCTCTGCTGGGTCGTCTCCTGGACGGTGCCGGCTGGTGCGCCCGTGCCCTCGTCGGTGCTGGTGCTGGTGCTCGTGGTGTCGGACATAGTGATTCGTCTCCTGGACGGTTAAGGCCCACCTGGGGCACTTGGGAATGAGTCACGCGGCGATTCCCGCGAACTCTCGGGGGTCGATCTCGCCTCTTTCAAGGCGTCTGCGAAGCGCGTTGATCGCTTCACGATTCAAGGTGGTCTTTTCTCTCTCGGAGCTGGACATGCTGTCCCACAGCGTGTTCGCTTCGCGGGTGGCTTCGTTCCACAGCTTCAGGGCTTGACCGGCAGCTTCTTTGCCGTGCCATTGCTTGTAGCTGAAGACCGGGACGACTTTGCAGTCACACCCCGCGTGCCACTGGGTCATGTACTCACTGACGTCCTCACCGGCTGCGATCATGCGCTGCGCGGTGGTGTCGTCGAGGTCTAAGCCAGCGGTGTCCGCTCCCATGTAGATGGGGCCTCGGGAGATCAGCATCAGGCACCAGGCACAGGTCTCTCGACCCGTTGCCACTCGTGCCCAACCCCTCACTGGGACTGTGTGATCGGTCTCGACAGCTCGGATGATCTGACGGCGACCGCCGTTCTCGACCTCTTTCACGACTCGGCGTGCAAGGTCCCCGACAGCGTGGTCAGGTGCATCCTTCTGCGAGAACCGACGCCGGGAGGGCTCCATCGCTTCCACGAACCACTCGAACTTGTAATCCTCCAGTGGGCGTCTGTGGACGCCTGGGAAGTACAACGCTCGTTGCGAGTCGTAGAAACGACGAGCCAGCTCCGACGCCTGCTCACGCTGGCGCTTGATCTCGGGGAACAGCAGCTCCAGCAGGCGCACCCACTGGGATACGTTCACCTGGGGCTCTTGGAACAGCTCCCCGAGACTCATCACGTACCTGGCAATCGCAGCCGAGATCACGGCCTGCTGAGCCGAGTATTCCTCCGGGGTCATGCCGCGTCCTCTGTCTGCAGGTCCTCCTGGGCCTGCTCAGGGGACTCCTCCGGGGCAGGCACCTGCGAAGGGCGAGTGCCGTACAGCGAAGCGAGCTGATCCATCGGGTTGTCCTGCTCGTCCCAGACCCGCATCTGACGGCGCTCCTCCACCGAGTAGCCCATGTCGATGCGAGCACGCTCCTTCGGAATGACACCGTTGCCCGAGTTGTAGAGCTTGGACGCGGCGTCTGCCTTGGCTGCGTACGTCGGGGTCGACGGGTCACGCCAGATGGTCTCCATCCGGTACAGCGCCGGGTCGATGTCCGATCCGGGATTCATGACCTTGTGGGCCACCCGCATCGCCTGTTCCCACGCTCCACCGAACACCCGGCCCTTACGCTCGGCGTTCTTGACCAGTCGGGATTCCGAGGCCTTGATCGCCTCTGCCGAGGCCGGGTTGTCCGACTGGCTCGACAGGTACTGGGGCGGGAGACCGGTGTAGGCAGCAGCCTGCTTAGCCAGCTCCTGGAGGGCTTCGGTGAAGTTGCGAAGCTCTGCGGCAGTGAACTGGAAGGCCTTCGCCTCCGGGTCCTCGATGGCGATCATCCGGGCGAGATACGCCTCGACAACCGCTCGACCGCTCTCGGGGTCGATACCGAGATCCTCCGGCTTGACGCCGAAAAGCAACCTCTGCGGAACCGCCATCAGCTCGGCGGTGGCCTGCATGTTCATCATGATCCGGCCAGCGGCATCGGTCACAGACCGAAGCTCGGGCGAGATCTCCGATGTGCCATACAGATCCGAGAGCCGGGTCCGGTTCGCCAAGGGGATCACCGGTACCAGGCCCATACCGTGGTTGATGGTCGAGAACTGCTTCCACTGGCCCTGCTCCCGTGCCCACGACGTAGTCGAGTCGGGCAGGTACAACGTCGATGCGATGACCTGGGAACCGTCCTCGTCGTATGTGGCACGGATCGCCTGGGTCACCTGGCGTGTACGGGGGTCGATCGTCGCGTACAGCGACGTAGGGGGCTCGACTCGAATGATCGGGGTCGATGGGTCGACACCGGGCTCGTTCTCGTCCGGTGCAGCGACCGTGATGTACGACCGGCCATGCACCAGAGCGTCTGTGTGTCCGAGGATGGACTCGACGTCGAGGAAGTTGGCCTGCCACCAGTCCCACATCTGCTCGTCGGCCTCGTCTTTGCCGGCCAACCGGAAGCCTTCCAGCTCGATCCGGTCAGCGAGGGCGTTTATGTAGAGCCGGGGATAGCCGATGTTGGCGAGAAGATCTCGCATCTCGGGGGGAGTGGCGATACCGATCGCCGTCGGTCGACGCTCGGACTCGTAGTAGGCGGTGTTGTCACTGAGAGTGGTCTGGACCTGATCGAACGTGTTGAGCAGATCGTCACGTGTCTTCTCGATGTCAACTGCTGCCATTACCGCATCACCACCGCTCTACCCGATCGGGTGCCCTTCTTGCTCATGAGGAAGTCCTGTCTCGCGCCGTAGGCGAGGACAGCGCAGACAGCCGCGTCGATCTTTCGAGTGCTGTCCTTGCTGGCCTTGCGAATACTGATCGCGTCGTAAGTCGTCGGGTGACGACGTGTGTTCAGAATGTGTTGTCGCAGAACCGGATTACCGTCGTGAGCGACCTCGTGTTCGAGCACCGCGTCCAGGAACCGCTCACAGTCGAAGGCGAACCGCTTGGTCTGCCCTCGCATGTCGAATGCGATCGGGTTACCAGGTGTTGCGTTGACCTTGAGCCGCTTCTTGAACTTGCGGGACCACTGATCGACGTAGGCCTCGAACTCCTTGACGTCAGCTCGGAAGGCGACCACGTCGTACCGGGAGAACGTGTGCTCGACAACCTCGTTGACCTGCTCACGCGGCACCTCGCCGCCGTACTTCTCGGGGTCCCAGGTCTTGATCAGGAACAGAGCCCCGTCCTCGACCCGGCAGGCGACGAGCGCCGTGTGGTCGGAGGACTTCGATCCGTCGAACCCGAGAGTGATCCGCGTCTTGGGCTCCAGCTCGGTATCGAGCATGAGTGCATCCCACTCGTACGGTGCGATCCACGAGTCCTCGTGTGCGTTCACCTGATTGAGGAACTTGCGCCGGGACTCGGTCACCGGACGCCTACGGTCGAGCATCGAGGAGATGATCGTTTCGAGGTCGAGCCAGATAGCGTCACCGCGAGCCACCAGAAGGCCCTCACGTAGCTTCTGGACGCCTAACTCGAATCCCTCGGGGTCTTCGACCGGGGAGGGAATCTCCGACAGCGGTGTGTCCGCTGGGGCTTCGAGAGAGTCGTACAGGAAGCCTGTGTCGACGGCCTTACCGGCGAGCACGTCCATGTGAGCGTCGTAGTCGCGCTCTGCATCTGAGTCCTGCCCTGGGATGTGGGCGTTGCAGATGGACAGCGACCGGCAGCCGCCGTAAGCGGCCTTGTCGACGTTACCGGCGATGACCTCGGACATGGCGTGGCCGTCGTTGGTCTCGACCCACCACTGGGTCTCGTTCTTGATGACGAACGTCGGGCGCTTGCCCTCCAGCGCCAGCGGCGAGGAGGTGACACCCTCGATCATCCCACCGGCTTTGGTGTAGATGATGGTCTTGTTCACGTCCAGCCCGAACGTCTCTTTCATCTTGTCGGAGATGAGAGCCGGGAACAGGGTGAACGTGTTGCGGGTCTGGTCCTGGGAAACAGCAGCGATCTGAATCCACGCCGAGGGGCGTGGCTTCCCGACCGGATTGCCGTTGTTGTCCCAGTGGGAGAACGCTACTGGACCACACAGCTCGGCCAGCGACATCGCGCCGGCCAAGGGGTCCTTCCCCCAACCCTTGAGTCGTCTGAGGAGCCCGGAGCGGTAGACGAAGCGTCCGCGCTCGTCCACTGCGTACCACCACACCAGGAACCGGGCCTGTTCCAGCGTGGGCAAGAAAGGGTCCCCGGCGGCGGGTCCACCCGGCTGCCTTGCATATTCGGCCAGCCAGTTGATGACCCCCCAACCGAGGGACCTCTCAGGGAGGTAGAAACCTCCGTCGCGGTACCGACGCCAAGTCGGTCCCACGATGTGCGAAGAGGCGGGGAGAAGCCTGTCTTCGTCGCTCACTCCCCACCTCCTCGGGGTCTAGTTGTTGACGTTGTATGCGTGGGCTCCGGTCAGGTAACCGGCGATGTTGTCCACGGTTGCTGGGATGTTGTGCGGGAACGGGAAGTCGCAGATGCCGTCTCGCGGATTGCATTCCGAGCGCACCGGCACGTTGAATCCGTGCCGTGGGCCGGTCATCTTGAGCCCGAACATGTCGAAGCCCTCAAGGGCGTCCTCGATGCCGCCAGGGCGCTTCGGGTCCGCGTAGAGGACACCGGAGATCCGGTTGGCGTACGGGCCGTTGCCGAGCACCTCCAGGGCGTCTCCAGCCGCACGAGCACCGAGCGAGTAGCCCTTCACCACGATCCGACCGGGACACTGAGCGGCGTACGCGTTGACCGCGTTGACCATCTTCGTGCTGCCTTCCAGGACCACTCGGTCGTAGAAGTTGGCGCTCAGCGGGAAGAACGTGGCCGTGTAGTGGATCTTGCGAACACCGGGTCCGAACTCGGCACTGTCAGGAGAACCGGTGCCACCGATACCGAAGGTGGCTACCGGCTCACAGCCGACCGGGTCGGCGTGTGCGAGAGGAGCAACCCCGATCATTGTCAAGGCAGCTACAGCGGAAGCTGCTATCGCAGCGAGAGCCCGCTTCACTTCTGCACCGGGGCGGTAGCGGACTTGGGGTCGTACATGCCGTCGATGCCGAGCTTCTCTCCGATCGCGGCGATTGCGTCGTCCTGGGTGCGGCCACGTCCGAAGAACGTGTGGCCGGGATACGACGCTCCGATGTCACCGGGGATCGAGTCGCGGGAGCCGACCATCTGCCAGCGCATGTCCTTCACGTCCGAGCCGATGGGGCCGACGTAGGTGTCCAGGCACTCGAAGATGATGGACTTCAGTTCGTCTCTGGTATAGGGCAAGTCGTCCTCCAAACTGGATGCGAATAGGGCTCGTAGGTCTTGTTCTGTGCCTCGGAAGGCGTTGACGTCGATGCGGAACTGACCGGCGACATAACCGCGCTCGGAGAACTGCAGGAGGCTTACGGGCTTGCCGCCCATGTCTGCCCAGCCCCCGTCGTTGTTGCCGGGGTAGATCACCGATGCGTAGCCCTGACGGTTCGATCCGTAGTCGGAGTTCCACAGCGGCACAGGCAGTGCCGATAGATCGGGGGACCCCATCCGGCCCTTCCAGTACCAGCGAGGCAGGTAGATCGGCAGGAGGTCGTATCCACGCGCTTTGATCGCGTTGATCCGAGCCCAGAGGTCAGCGAGGTTGCCGTTGCGGTCGAGGTCCTCGTAGTCGATCTGGATCGGGACATCCTTCGGGCACACCGAGGCGAGCAGGTCCGCTTCGCGCTCGGGATGGACGCCGACCTTGCAGAAGACGTACCCACCGAACGTGCCGGGGAAGTGCTTCCGCATCTCGTCGAGAGCCCGAGGCCAGTACGGGTCCTTGTAGAAGTCCCCTTCGATGATCTTGTGCGTGGCGAAGGTGAACCCTTCGCTGCGTGCAGCGGCAAAGTCGAAGTTGCCTGGTGGTTCGAGACGTCGATGCCCCACTGAGGGTCACCCATGAACTGCCCTCCTCTAGCTGGTGTGGCTCGGTTGACGTACGCCGCAGAGCCCAGCCAGGGGAGTGGGTCGAGCTTCTTCGCGGGGTTGTACTCACGCGGCATCACCGCGAGGTGCAGGTGAGGACCGGAGGACTGTCCGTTCGATCCGACGTAGCCGATGAGTTGGCCGGCGTCGACGTGGTCACCGACCTTGAGGCCGGTAGCGAAGGCGTTCCACATGTGCCCGTACTCGGTCACACCGCCACCTTCGGAGTCGGAGTGGTCCAGGACGATCCACTGGCCGTAGCCGTCTGCGGAGCCGATGAACTTCACGGTCCCGGCCTGACAGGCGTAGAACGGAGTGCCGTCGTCGGCCTCGAAGTCCTGACCGGCGTGGAAGCCGCCTGACCGGTAACCGAACGGAGAACCGACTCGGAACGTCCCCTCTGCAAGGGGCCAGTAGCGCATCTGCATCCTTTCGTTCGGTGTCAAGTAGTTGCTCCCCGCCAAGGACTCGAACCTCGATTACCTGGGCCAGAACCAGGCGTCCTGCCATTAGACGAACGGGGATTGGACGCCCCTCCCGCCTCGAAAGGGGGAGGGCGTAGCACGGGTGGATGGGATCGAACCACCGACATACGGCTTTGGAGACCGCTGTTCTACCTCTGAACTACACCCGCTTGGCCTGACTTGTATGCCGCGTGGCTATCGCGGGTTCGGGGCCTGGGTTCCCTTGCGGGCCACCGTTTCCCCATTGCTGACCAGGGAGGACTCGAACCTCCAACCTCCCGATTAACAGTCGGGCGCTCTGCCATTGAGCTACTGGTCATGGAACAGCCCCGGAGAGGGAGCGGTAGCGGGCTCAACCCCTCCGGGACCGGGTCGCCTTATCCTTCGGCCAGCTTCTGCCGGAACATCTCAGCAACGTCGATGACAGCTCCCTCGGACTGGGAGCGTTCGACCTCTAGCCGGACACGACGGCGAGACCCCTCGGAGACGAGCAGATCGGTCAACGACTGATTCACCGCTGTCAGTAGTTGAGCTGACGGCCTGCTGGACTTCACGAGCTGGTCTGCGAAGTGGAGCGTCAGACGGGCGTACTGCCAGTCGGACGGCTCGTAGTACCTCGCTTGAGCTGACTCGGACAGGGACCTGTACAGATCGACGATCAGCGGATGCGGATCGGCGAAACCGAGTTCAGGTACTTCGACGACACCGATCGCTTCGACGGTGTCGATAGGAACATCATCTTTGTTCCTGCGGACCCGTTGGTCCGACCTCTTCGGAACAGGACCACGAGTGCCCGTTGTAACCACCTCCTGGGTGAAAGCGAGCAC